GAGAGAATATAGAAACAATTAATTATGAATATACACCGATATTAAATACAGATAATAACTCGGAGAATAATAATGAGCAAAGAGAATCTATTAATAGTTAAAGAAGTAGAAGATGAAGATCCGGAAATGTGGCAATTTGAACATAGTGCCATTATTGCATCGGAATTTATTAATGACGTATTATTGGAACAATTAGATAAATTTGAACTTGATAATGATGATGATACTTATATATATGGTATTGCTAGTCATGGATTATTCATTTCATTAATATCCCGTTTAGGTGAAATGGGTTATACTGAAAAAGAATTGCGTAAAGAAATTAAGACTTGGATTAATACAAGTGTAGGTCAAGTAATTCACTAATACTTAAGTATTACATTTTTTACAAACAAAAGTACTCATTTAGTACCCTCAGGGGCTTCAAAATCGCTAGAATACTCAGGAATACATACTGATACACTTCTAGCGGTTTTTGCCAATATTTGACAATAAATGGGCTTTCATGTACAATACTAACATGAACTCGAAAATCACCCGTAAACGTAGAACAGATCGTAATCAAGTGATATACTATATCCAAGATACAGTAACACTTGAGTACTATGTTGGTTTGACTGCCCTTTGCTTCAACGGCAATGTTCGTAGAACACTAGTCCGTCGTATGCAAAAACATATGCAACGGGCTATGACAGAAAACAAAAATTGGGGTCTGTCACGTGCATTACGTGAGCGAGGTGCCGAGCGTTTTGTATTTGGAACATTAGAAGTTGTACGTGGTAAGCGTCCTGCTCATGCCCGTGAGACAGAATTGATTAACACATTGCAACCAGCATTAAACACATTTGGAGTAAAGTAATGAACAAAAAAATTGAAGATTTAATGTATCATGCAGGACTTACTGCACAAGGATGCTGGGATGAAATGGATGACTATGATAAACAGGCTATTGAAAAGTTTGCCGAATTGATTGTCAAGGAATGTATACAAGTTTTAGATCCAGGTGGGCATCAATTGATAGCACGTTTCCACGCAAGACAATGGTTGTCAGAACATTTTGGAGTTGAGTAATGAACAAATTAGTTAGAGATGGAATGGTTGCTGTACTGTATAGTCCTGACTACGGATCAGGATGGTATACTTGGAATCCAAACAACCCTGAATTATTATTTGATCCTGCTATCGTTCAGTTAGTAGAGGAAGAAAAATTCGATGAGTTGAAAACATATGTTACACTAAAGTATCCTAACATATATGAAGGTGGTATGTGGGAATTAAAAATAGCATGGATACCTGAAGGTGCAATGTTTAGAGTAAACGAATATGACGGGGACGAATCTATAGAATTGAAAGATGATGCAGATTGGTTTACGGCATAAGTAATATATTATTGGGGGCTGAACAATGAATAAAAAGATTAAAGATATTGCTAAACAGGCTGGCTTTGTTACTTGGGCTAATGAATCATGGGGCCCGGGTGCAGGCAAGATTGATTGGGCCGGCCCTTATGATAAAGAACTAGAAAAGTTTTATGAATTGGTAGTTCGTGAATGTGCTAAAGAAGTTAATATGGTATACAAACAAGGCGGCGGTACCTATGAAGAAACTATTTTAAAAAAAATGAATCTTAAAATAAAATGATACTTTATATAACTAACAAGGCTCGTACAGTTTTTCTTCCTTACGAAGAAGGTATGATTGAATGGTTACATGAAAATTATCCCTTCAGTCAATATAGAATAGAAGAATATGAAAAGTAAAGAAGAAATCATAACTGAGATGTGCTATGCATATAGACAGGATTATGATTTAAATAAAGATCCTACTAGTCCATCATGGTGTGCAGGAATGACAGCAGAAGAACGTACGGGATTATATAACACAATGGCTCAAATTTATGAGAATAATATTGAACCATTACTTAAACAACAGGGAGAAAAGAAATGACTAAAGATAACAGAGTTGAAATTGAATTAGATTTAAATGAACATGAAATATATCAGTTGGCCATGGAAGCACATAAACGTGATATTACACTAAATAAGATGATAGAGAATATTTTGCAAGAGGTGGTTGACAAATATAAAACAAAAACTGTCAACTGGGTTGAGCCTTAAAGCGTTATATCTATATAGGAGATAGTTATGAAAAAGATTCTAGTAGCATTATCACTTTTAGTATTGGCTAGTTCAGCGTTGGCACAACATTATCATGGTCACGGCTTTCGTCATCATGGCCAATATCGTGGTCCATATATGGGCTGGTGGGTAGCCCCTGTAGTTGTAGGAGCGATTGGATATGAATTGGGCCGACAACAAGTTATTGTTCAACAACCTCCTGTAGTCATCCAACAACAAACTGTACCTCCTAGTATAACATGTACAGAATGGAAAGAAGTACAAACATCAGATGGCAAAATTTATAAAGAACGCACCTGTACTCAGTAACCAAAATGTATTGTATGATATCGTTCATTATGTTACAATATGCACATGAACGATATTTTTTATGGAATTTTCAATTGGATCAAAGATGACTACCGTACTCATTCTTTTAGGTTTATCATTGAGTTGCTTGCTTGGGGCATTAGCATTGGCTGTTCAATTACAATGGCCCTCACAGTCCCCAATCCGCCTTTACTTGCTTTGTACCCTATTTGGATCTTCGGCTGTGGTCTCTATGCTTGGGCTAGTTATACTAGGAAATCTTTTGGCATGTTGGCTAACTACCTGTTACTTGTAACAATTGATAGTATAGGATTAATAAGGATGATGATGTGATAACTAAACTAGAACAATATAAAAAATACTTTGCTTTTACTGGTATTAGCACTCGCAGTGAATATTGGGGTGTGTACTTAATTAGTTGGCTTTTACTAGGACTTACTAGTTCAGTAGCTTTTATAGTATTTGTACTAAGTCTACCCTTTACTATTTTCCTAATAGGATTACTTGGATGGATTATTTCATTAGCAATATTATGTGTAGGTAGTGTGCTATCATGTTGGCTATGGATTGCAACCACAATTAGACGTTGTAACGATGCTGGAATAAATCCTTGGTTTGCCATTACCGTAATATTACCCCCGCCTTTTGGTACTATCCCCGTTGTTGTATTTGGGTGCTTAAATCCTGACACTACCGCCAAAAGTTGACATAAATATGTTTCCTGTGTTATAATATGCATTATGAAACGAAAAATCTTATCATTTACTATTGAACAGCCCAAACATCGGGCTCACAAAGTGTTGTTTTCTAGCAACACTCCGTTCAAACCTAAGGTTGTGTCATCTAAAAAGGGTGAATACATCCGTAAACCTAAGCATCCAAACCTTACAGAAATTTGACAACAAATGGTTTTGGTGCTATAATACTTGTATTGAATCATTAAAAGGAAACAAAAAATGACACTTAAACAAAAAGCATTACTTCAAACATTGGGAATCATTGCCGCAACTACATTTGGATCAGTTGCAATTTCATACCTTATTTCTGTACTTGATAGAGATACTTTAGTATACATTGCAGGCACCGCATTGTTTGGGTTCTTGTTTTACTCTATGTATGGCCTTGTATTGAGCAGGCTTGAGTCTCAGGAAACATTGGATAAATTGTCATCCAAAATTTGACAATAAATGGTTTTGGGTCTATAATAGAGTCTTATTCAATCAAAAGGAGTTTTTATGAACATTAAGCAAATTAATACTGCTATCATGCAGGGTGATCTTACTAATGAAGAATTGAATAGCATTGGTGATGCAATTCGTTTTGCCCGTGCCCAATTGGTGGTACGAAACAAATCGGTATTGACAATTGGATCTAATGTGAAATTCACTAGTTCAACAAAGGGTACAATCTCCGGTGTTGTAAAGAAAATCAATCGTAAGTTTATTATTGTTGATTCCTCAAAGCCAGGTTCATTCATTAATAATGTTTGGAAAGTGCCCGCTAGCATGTTGGAGGTTTTATGAGTTATTTTGTTGGAATAGTTATTATCATTGCCCTCGTAGCAATTGGCCCGTTATTGACTATTTGGTCATTGAACGTGTTATTTCCGGTACTAGCTATTAAGTACTCATTAGAGTCCTGGCTAGCTGTAGTAATTTTAGGTGGATTGTTTAATCTTAGGAAAGCAAAATGAGTGATTTAGAAATTGATATCATGGAAATGTTGGAAAAAGGTACACACCCTGCAACTATCTCCGCTGTATTAGAAGTGCCTGTAACCTGGGTCTATGACGTGTCCGATTCCGTTAAGAATAGGGAAGTGTTTAGCCCATTCAAAACTGTCAACTCCTAAATTTGACATTAAATGGTCTTTCTGCTACAATAGATACTTAGACAGTTACATAAAGGACTTCAAGATGTACAAAGCA